AAGTTCTGGATTAGTTATACGGCCAGATGGTATCTATAACCTAGATGGGACTAAGTTTACACCAGATGTAGATTTGTCAAAAGTATGGGAATCAATTGATGAAACTAAGGATGGACTCAAGGAAAATAAAGCTCAGATAGAGATTAATTCTCATGAGATTGCTACAAAGGTAAGTACAGATGAATTGCCAGCGGCTATTAATGATCAATTAAAGCCATATGATGATAGTTTAAAAGCTTTGCACGATAGCTATACAGATGTTCAAAAGACTATTGACAACATGGCAAGTGACGGTGTAATTTCCGGTGCAGATAAAAAGGCAACAAGAACTATTTGGCTTCAAATACAAACTGAGTACCCAGCAACAATAGCGCAGGCAGAAGCAAATGGTGTTGACCACACCTCATTAGATGCCGCCTATACAACCTTAAAAAGTTACTTAACACCCATATTAGTAGCTAGTGGTGATACAGTTATTGATCCTACAGAGTGGGATAGAAACTTTTCAAATTACTATAATGCTTCCTATAATGTCAACACAGCAATAGTTGCAGCATTAAGAAAGTTAGCACAAGACGGCTATGATAAGGCTGTACAAGCCGCAGGAGATGCAGGGAATGCGCTTACGCAAGTTTCACAAGCAGCTAGTGAAGACTATCTTACAGGGGCAGATAAGGCCACTCTTGGACATGTGTGGACACAGATACAGAATCAGTACCCTAATGATGTATCTAGTGCTGATGCAGTAAAGGTAGACCATAGTACACTTGATGGGGCTTACAATGACCTTAATACCTATATACAAACAAATAAGATTTTTGCAGATAATTCAACAATTGCAATTGATGGCGAAACCTTAGCAAATAAAATAAAAGCTTACTTTAAGCAAGAAGCAGTTGTGTTAAAGCAGGTTGCTGATAAAAACATTCAGACTTTAGCAGAGTATGGACAAGACATTGACCACCAAGCCACAGCCATTAAAGAAACTAGTACTAAGATTGCATTAAGTGCTGAGAATATTCAAAAGCATAGTGACTCTCTATCGGTTATGCAAGGCCAGTTAAACGTGATGGCTAATCAAATATCAGGTGGAGTATCAGAAACAGATGTTACTGGTATTGTTAACGACTCTCTATCTGGCACGGGTTTAGGGCAGACTAATCAAGTTGTTTTAAAGACTGCCACTAAAGGCCAGTATATGAATGGTAACAATGGTAGTAGTTCTGCATCTACCAATGGTATTATTAGTGACTATGTAGCTGTAACCGCAGGAACAGCATACTCTGCAAAGGTTTATGGAGCTACTGGAACAATAAAGCTAAGTGTAATGTGGTATGATAGTAATAAGAGCTTTATTAGTGGCACAGAGCAAACAGGAACAGGTGATGTTACTAATAATGGAACAGCCCCTACAAATGCTAGTTATGCAAAAGTAAGTACAGACAACTATAATTTCAATACACTGTTTATTGCAGGTAATGCGCCTAGCGTATGGTCACCCTCATATGTAGATGCTAAGGGCAATGTTGATAGTGCTAACCAATTATTAAAGTCGCTTACTGATGAACAGGCAAATGTTAGTGCAAGTATTAATGCAAATGGCAACAAGAAAAAGACCAATGTAGACAATATTGATAGCATGTTTGCAAATGGAAACCTTGTATCAACTGATATTGGTGCACTAAACGGTATTCTTACAGATATTTCTAGTGACCACAGCAGTGATAACTCCCTAGCAACCCAGTATGGAGTTGATATATCAGCACTTAACAACTACTATGGGCAGTTAAAAGATGATATTAATGGCCTATTGGGTCAGGCAGAGGGTTCTAGTGTTGACATTGATAGCTATAGGGCAAAACTAACTGCTTATTACACTAGCAGAGACACTTTTTTACAAGCTGTTAAGGGTAAGATTGATTCACAAGTAAGTTCAGCTAAGCAGGCTCTTAGTAACGCTAGTAATACGGCTAATGAAGTTATTACAAATAAATATGCTAACTTTGCAGTTACCGTTGATGGTATTTCAACAAAGGTAGGCGAAGTAACCACAACAGCAAACAACGCAAGTGCAGCGGCAAGCACAGCACAAAGTTCAGCTAATGCAGCTAAAAATAGCGCTGCAAGTGCAGCTAGTGCCGCATCCACAGCTCAAGCGACTGCTAATGCAGCCAAAGATAGCGCTGCAAGTGCAGCTAGTGCCGCAAGTGCAGCCGCATCTGCTGCAAGTGCGACTCAAAAATCATTAGACACCTTAACTGATGACGGAAACATAAGTCCTATAGAAAAGCAGACTCTTGCAAAAGAGTACGCTACCATTAAGTCAAATAAGTCTATTGACTTAGCGCAAGCGACTAAATATTCTGTAAGTTCTACTAGCTATGCTAACGCAGAGACAGCGGTAGAAACGCTTGTTAACCCAATACTAGCAGATATGACAACCAGCACTTCTGTTAACCGAGATAGCTATAAATCAACATTTTCTTCCTATTATAACGCAAGGACAAGTTTACTTAACGCAATTGCAGATGTAGCAAAGAATGCAGCCAGTGCTGCGGCTAGTGCTGCAAGCGCAGCGCAAGCGACAGCAGATACTGCAAGTAGTGCAGCTAATGCTGCACAGAGTGACCTTAATGGATTCAAGACAACAACCACTCAGAAATTCAGTGACATAACTCAGACAGCCGATGAAATAAAACAGTCAGTAACAGATGTAACAACAACAGCAAACAATGCTAACGATAAGATTGACAATTTGCAAGTTGGCGCTACAAACTTACAAATTGATAGTGATTTTAGGAGATCACCAACAACTTGGACATCTGATGGTGCATCCATAGACAACACAGGAACATTTGCAAAGATAACTAGTCTTGGTACTGGATTACAGAGAATATATGGTGCTGGTAGCTCTCTTAATATGGCGGTAGGGCAACCTTATGTTATATCTTTTACAGCGTATAGTCCAACTACTGGAACTGGAATGAGGATAGGTGTTTTTAATAACCCAAATTCATTTTCTCTAACAACAAGTGCAACAAGGTATTCTGTTAACTGCATTAGGCAATCAACTGATGGTGGGAGTGCTCTTAGCATTATACTTTCTAATTCAGGTGATGTTGTATATATAGGTAAGATAAAGGTAGAGCTAGGCAATACAGCTACTGACTGGTCGCCAGCGCCAGCAGATAACGCTAGTGCAAGTGACTTAGCTAACTTACAGACTACAACCACAAAGAAGTTTAGTGAGATAGACCAGACTGCTGATGGCATCAAGCAGTCCGTAAGTGCAGTAACAACAACCGCTAATGATGCAAGTAGTAAGATTAATAATTTACAAGTCGGTGGCACTAACATGTTACCAAATACCATAGACTTTTCATCATGGCAGATGTCTAGTGGAGTGTCTGTTGATAAGACTGTTTATCCAGGGGTTGCGCATTATCCGTCTTATACAGCAGGTTCAGATGATAACTTTTTACACTATGATAGTTTGACAAGTCTTGTTGCTAATAATACTTACACATTTTCTTTTAGTGCTAAGGGTAGCGGTCCTCTGCGTGTATATATATATCCAGGTGTTGCAGCAAGTGGTCCCTCAGATAATTTTCATCAATATGCTTTAACCTCTACATATCAAAAGTACAGTTTTACCTTTACAGCAAGTTCCACCATTAGTGGTACTAAGAGTGTTCTTTTTAGGAATGGTAGTGGTAATACTTTAGAGGTATATATAACACAAGTCAAATTAGAGCAGGGAAACACAGCAACAGATTGGTCTCCTGCACCAGCAGATAATGCTAGCGTAGCAACAATTAATAATATTGGGCAGAAGAATCTTGTTTATAATAGTGAAATAACAAGTTTAGATGGCTGGACAACCAATACAGGTATAAGTGCTAATAGTAACCAGTGGGATAGCTATAATGGTTCAAATAGTTTAGCAATACATGCAACTGGATTAGGGGCTAATGATTGGCGCTATGTATATAGCAAACCAGTTAATATAATAGCTGGGCAAGAATACTCATTAATGGGGACGCTTTTCTTTACGGGTCCTTTAGGCAACCCATTACCTGGAGCAATTACTCTTGAAGCTGATTTTTTGGATGCTAATGGGACAAGAGTTAGTTTTCCAGCTGTTGGGTTTGATATGACGCGCCCATATGATAAACAAGTATTAAAGTTAGAGGGGATTACGCCCCCTAGCACGGCCGTTACTATGGTATTGGCTGTGCAGGTACAAGGTGGTACCTATAACTTCATGCTTAATCACCCTATGCTTGTTGCTTTTCCAACGATAGGTCCATATCAGCCAGATACAGCAAGCACATCCGATTTAGCAGCAACTAATAAAACAGTTAAAACTGTACAGACGCAAACAGCAAATAACTGGTCAATTTTTGCACAGGGTATTGGAGGCACAACAGCAGGTATTTCTGTTGACGGTAATGGTACAGTTACCATAAGTGGTAATAAGCTTGTTATTGGCAGTGACTTTATTGCTGGTAACATTACTGGTAAGACTATTACAGGGTCTGCATTTGTAAACACATTTAGTCATACAGCTATTGATAAGGGTGTGTTTAGTAGAGGTAGTACCTTACTCCAATATGGTCATATTACTGTTACAGGCAACGTTGAAAACGACCAAGGTACGGCTGATGGACACATGTTAATTAGCGACTTAGGACCATCAGGATTTATCAGTCGCGAACGCACACCTGACAATGCCGGTGATGTTCAGTATGCTAACTTGC